GGAGGTGGTGCTGACGCTCCTCCTGTGGCTCCTGAAACACTCTTATATAATTTATCTACATTATCAAAAATACCTGTTTTAGTTATTATTGTTGCGGTATTAGTTAATTCAGCTCCAACCGCCTTTTCAATTCTTTGTTGTTGTAAATCAAGTTTAATTTCTTCATCAGACAACCCAAGAATATGTTTTTTAGCCCAAGAAACTGAAACAGGTGCGATACCCTCAATAGCAGCGACCGCGTCTTTGTATAATAATATTTTTTCTTTCCATACATCAATTTTTAATAAATCCGCCTGTGTAGATGGGTTTGTAAGACCTAAAGTAAAATTACTTAACTCATCTTCAAATCCCAATAAGAATAAATGTATGATTGCAATTTTATTAAGTTCTGCAATCATAGATTTTTGAATTCTGTTAATAGTTCTTGCGAAACGAATATCAAGTAATGATAAATTTTTACCGTCACCTACCGCCTCCTCAAACCCTAAATAAGCTTTAGGAATTCTTAATGCGGTTACAAGTTTTTTCTGAATATATTCAATATCAGCAATTTCTGCCAAATTTTGAGCCCCAGGTAAAGTGTCAATTGGGTTTGGTGCTGCTGGGTCACGTACAGGAATAAAATAATCTTGGTCTACCGCCATTTGATTAAATCTCATATCAACATTTCCTGACTTACTATCAACAATTTGACTTCTTTTAAATTTATTAGCGACACGTTGTACATAAGGTTCAACATCCGCATCATCCATGTTCCCAACAAATACTTTAAATACTCGTCTCTCTGGCGCTCTTGAAGTTCTATAAATTAACATGGCATCTTCAGATAACAATAACTGTTTCCAAATACGTCTTGCTTTTTCTAACATAGATGTTCCGTAAGGAAGTTTTCTATCGTCACCTAATAATCTAAAATGAGCAATTTCCCATGAATTAAACTCCATGTCTTTTGCTTTCCACTTAAATCTTAGTCCTTTATTTTCTTTTGGTTCATCGACATGTTGAGCGGAACCTTGTGATGGCATCCCCCTTTCTAAACGTTCAATTTCTATGTTTGGGAGTTGCATACATCCCACAACTCCTTTGTCAGCATCTAATTTTAAATAAACAAAATTATCACCGTATTTACATGTGTTTCTTGTCCACATTGGTAAATTGGTATTAACGTCCAAAACATTATTGAATAAATCCGCCAAAATTCCTTTTATTCTTTTCGACTCAGAATAAATTTGTAACATGTAACCATTTTGGTCAACAGTTGTTGACTCTTCTCCATAAATGTCTAAAGCGGCTGAAATCTCAGGAGTATATTCCATAGATTCATAATCGTAAAAAGATGCTAAACGAGTTGGTTCGTAATAAACCGCTTGGGTGTAAAGATTACTTTCGATTTTAGTCCATTGGTTTGCTAAGTAATAGGTTTGTTGTGCTTGTAATAATTCTTTTTCGTATTCTTGTTTAGAAGTAGTTTTAAGTAGCTCTCTTCTGTCAAATTTATAAGTTGGGTAATCTTGATTAAGTAAGGCGTTTGGTCCAAAAGCGTGGGACAATCTTTGCCAAACTGTAAGATTATTATTTTGATTATTTTCCATATACTAATTTTAATTCTTTAATTATATAATTAAATAGTTTTTATCACGTTATGTTCCACCTAGTTTTTAAGAACTGTGACACCCAATAATGAGTTACTTCATTGTGCATTGTGTCAAAAATTAAAAAGTCAGCAATATATCCTTTCATCACTCTTGGAGTTGATAATGAGCTTAGAGCTCCTATATGTAGTGGTATTGTATTAGGGTCAGTGTCTGTTGGTACATTAGTTTGTGTTACTGAATTACTTAAAATACCATTTATATAAGAGTAAGCTGCGGTTGTTATTAAATCCAAAGTATCTTGAGCTCTTATAGACATTACTCTTAAATTTTTACCGTCTAAAATACCACTATTGGCATTAGTTTCTATTGGTAAGTTTAAAACTGTAAAGCTGCCAGGCCCTCCACTACCGTTTCTAACTTGGAAACTAATGTTCCAATCTCCTATGCTAGTGATGTTTATTAATGATATCCCTCTCGACGCTGATGGTGTTGATATAGAGTTATTAAATAATCCGTAACTAATTGGGTTTGATTCAGGTTTTGTAACTAAATAAATTGTATACGAATATCTTTGTTGGTACATAAAATCTAATGGTGTTACACTATCAGTATAATAATATTGGTTAGCACATCCACCTGTTATATCGCCAGGAAAATAAATCATATCTTCACCTGATAAGGTTGACCAATAAGGTGAACAAGTTACAGATGATGATGAGGATATTGCCAAATAATTAAAATCATTGACTCTATACAAACGAGATATCGGGTTACCAGATACTGATGGTGATGGAGTTAAAAATGAAGGGTAATAGGATGAGTAATAAAGTAATGGTTGACCTAAACTCAATGGGTCAATTTCACAATTAGGTAAATCAATTACATATCCATTAGATACCTCAACAATATAATAACTAGGTCCAAGAATATCTTCAAATACATAAAATCCATCGGGTATTGTTTCACACGCGGTTGATAATGGAACATCTAAATAAACATAATCACCAATTTGGGCTGGTGTATTTATAAGTCTAATACCATAAGAGCTTGCAGGAACTATTGCAGTGTTTAATAAATATAATCCTTCACACGCGGCGGTTATACCTGTTGTTATATTTACACCATTAACATCGTGGTAAGCAAAAGTTAAAGTTAAACCAGATGGTCTTGAACAAGTTACAGTAGGTGTTGGAGTATTAGTTATTGTTGGGGTAACAGTAGTAGTAACTGTGGGTGTTGGTGTATTAGTTATTGTTGGGGTTACAGTAGGAGTAGTCGTTGGGGTTAATGTTTGAGTTACAGTAGGAGTAGGGGTAGTCGTTGGGGTTAATGTTTGAGTTACAGTAGGAGTAGGAGTAGGCGTTGGTGTTTGAGGAGGTCTTGGGATTCTCCCTATTTGTTTATGTATGTGTATTTTATCATTGGGACTTCTCTCAACAGTAAAAATACCTTGACCAGGAACATTTAACTTTGAACCTGCAAACTCCCTACCCGATTTTTTTCTTCTTTCTAAACCCATTTTCAATAAATATTAACGACCCCCAAATAACCAACCGTATTTTATATATTCTTCCCTACCAATATTACCATTACTAAATTGACCCTTTCTTTCATTATAATGAGGTATTACAGGATTAAAAGATATTGTGTTAGTAACGTGTTCATTATTATTTACTGACCAAGAATCAATCATTGCCTTTGTTTGTTGGGTTACCTTGGTTAGATTACTAAATGATGATTCCGCAACATATGTTGCCATTGCAATTGACATAATTAAGTCATCATGATGTCCTTTTTGGTGGTCGGGTCTACCATTAATGTACACAAACGTATTCATTTCGTTATACAATCTTGAACTGTATATTCTAAATTCATGTCTCATGACCTCCTCGAAGGACGCAATAATTTGAACTCGTTTGTTATTAAAGTTAATTCCTGGTATTTTTTCTAAAGCTTTTGGGTCATATTTCCATTTATTTGCCATGTCAACTCCATCAACATATAAATTCTTATAACCCATTTCTTGTAATTTTCTTGCGGTAGAAACCCCCATACCACCAGTGATATCAATTACAATAAAACAAGAATACATATTAGCCCATTTATAACAAACCTCTGCCATAGTATCAGGAGGAAGTTTTCCAACAAATTCTGCAACCTGTTCTCTCTCATCAAAATCGATAATTTGAAATGAACTAAAGTCTTCTGAATCTCCTCTTGATACGTCAACCCCCATAACATATTTGTGACCAACTACAGGTTCTTTCCAAATCCAAAGAGAATTACCCATCATTTTATTTTGAGGGTCTTTAATCATATTTTCTCTAACTCTTTGCATTAAGTTTGAGTCAAAAACATTATCTCCTGAACCCAAAAAATTACATTCCAACTCTTGCGACACTTTTCTCTTGTCGTACTTAAGTTTTTTAACCATAGATTCAAACCAAGCCGAACATGGTTTATATCCGTCATCCATTAGTGATTTAAGGTCAACATAGTTACGTTCAGAAAAAGGAATTGATTCCCAACTTAACATATCATCATTAGAATATTCTTCTTTATTTAACAAATAATGAATAATGTCTTTAGTTTTTACCAAATATAAATCCTTGGTGTATCTTGGGTCTCTAAACCAATACATTTCAGAAATCTTAAAATCATTCATATTTCTTAATGCTTGGTCGTATATCTCATAGTAAATTGGGTCGTAACCGTTTGGTGTTGATACAACGATTACTTTACCTCCTGTAGAAAGTGACGCCATACAAGCCGCCCAGAAATCACTGTCAGCCTCAATAAACGCCGCCTCGTCAAATATTAGAACCGTTGGTGTAAATCCACGTAAAGCATCTTTAGAGGTTGCAACCGCCTTTACTTCACAACCATTTGTTAATTTGTAATGTTTTTGAGAATTTTTTTCAGGTGCAAAATCTATATTCACCCATGAAGGCCATTGACCAACAAACGCCCTAATTTTATTAGCCATCTCTAATGAGGTATCAAGTTTGTTTGCAATAATTAGAATTTTTTCAGGTTTTTCTTTTTTGGCGAAGGCTAATTTTTTGGATACCCAAGCGGCGGTAACTGTTGATACTCCCGCCTGTCTATATTTTAATGCGATGTTTTCGTTAAAATTTTCATAATCCTCTAATAAGGATATTTGGTCAGGAAACAATTCTAATGGAACATATTTTGACACTGTATTATCATAAGTTTGTAAATATGTTTTAAGAGCATAAGGTGTATCCCTCATACACTTAACATATTCCATTATTACCTGTTCTTTTGTTAAACTCATAAAATCACTTTATTATAAATATCAAAAACCCCCATTTAAAAATAAATGAGGGTTTTTAGTAGTAAATTGTGTAGTATTTTAGAATAAAGAAGAAATATCGATATCGTCTAAATCATCATCGTCTTCACCTCCCATACTATCTTCATAGTCACGTTTTTTCAAATCAGAGACAATTTCATCAACCATTCTCTCAATAAATTGAGTTCCTTTTGGGTCTTCTTGTAATATAAGTTTAGCGACTTTCATAAATTCTTTCGCTTCTAATTTTGAAAATCTCATGAATAGATAATGCTGAATGTGTCTCTTATCTTCATCAAACAATTCCAATGGATAAGTTTTTGTAAATTTTTCCCAAAATACAGGTCCTAATCTTGAATCCCATATTTCCGCAGGTAAAGTATCTTCAGCCCCTAACACCATTTCTGCTTGTTTTGGGTCGTCAGGTAATCCGTGAGTACCAAATATCTCGTACACACCTTTAACTAATTCATGTACTAATAATGGAAAAGTTCCCGCTCTTGCTTTAACTGTTGGTGGGTCTGTTTGGTCGTCAATTTCAGATTGTCCCATTTGACCTCCACCTGAACCTGCCATTCCTTCCATATCAGGATAAACCCAATATAAGTGTTCCATTAAAGACTGTGTCACTCCATACAACTCAAGTAATCTTGGGTCAAGTCTATTTAATTCTTGACCAACCAAAACATACATGTGACCTCCTTTAAACGCTGCTCCTTGAATTAAGGAATTTAAGAATCTACGTTTTGCCTTTTCTAAATTGAATTGTTCGAACGCATCCGCAAAATCTTCTAAATCTTCTTTATGTTTAAAAGCTTCTTCAACATCTTCCTCGTCAGGTGTTTGAGATTGAGTTTTCATCCCTTCCGCAGCTCCCATCGGTCCAAACACTAATTTAGCATCAAACTGTAATGAACCTTCAGGAATACCTAATTCTTTTTTAACTAAATCAACCGCAAGATTTTCAAGGTATTCTTTATTTCTCATCTCAATCATTGCAGTTTGTTGTAATCCACCCATAACCATTCCCATTAATCTCATTAAAGGATTTGGTCCTTGGATTGCGGTTGTGTTACCCAAATATCTTCTTACTTTATCAACAGAATCTTTAAATCTTTTAGACGCGATTAATTCAACAAAATCTCTTTCTCCTTCAGGTAATGCAGGATGTTCTTTATATGGTGTTTGTTTTTGTGTTATTTGTCTTTCGATTCCTGGTTCCATTCTTTCAGGTCCTTCGTAATCTATCGGAGCTTCTTTTAACATTCTTTTCGTTTCATTTAATAATGAACGTTCCTTTTTTGTTAAACCTTCAGAAACTAATTTTTTTTCTAAATTAGATTTAACTTTTAATACTTTTTCCATTTTTACGTTTAAGCTCATTTTACTTTAAATTAATTCCGATTGATTTAAATGACAACCAATTAGGTAAATTTTCTTTACCCGCCTTTGGTGCTGGTTTAGGACCTGGCTTTGGTCTGTATGGTGTACTTGGTGAAGGTTTGGTTGGCGTTTTTGGTTTTGGTGGAGCAATTGTTGGAGAACCTTGTTCGTTGGTTTCTTCTTTTTTTGCTTTAGGACTTGTTTTAGGACCTTCTTTAGGCTTATAAGGATTGTCGTGTTTTCTTTCTTTTTCCTTTTCTTTGGTTCTTTCCTTTTCCTTTTCTTTAGTTCCTTGTTCAGATACTAAAGATAAAAATTCTTTTTTTGACATTTTTGGTGTCAAATGTTTTTCAATTAATCTCATAATACCCTTCTCAATTTCACTTTCACCCATATTAACACTTGGTCTAATGTCCGCAATTTTATTTCCCATATTTTTATTAAATGCTTTTCCAACCATATCTAAATAATTTTCTTTGGTTTCTTTTTTATATTTAACAGTTTTTTCAGGATGAATTTTTTCTGGCATAACTTTAGATTGTTTTTTTGACGTACTTTTTTGAAATTCATCAGCCATCGTACACCATTTTTCTTTTTCCTTTCCCTTACTTCTATTACATTTAGCCCAAAAATATTTTTGTTGAGCCTTTGATGCAAATTTTTCGGTAATTTCCATATTTGATAGAGCCAAAGCCATATCATCATCACCTTTAGCACCTAAAGATAATGAAATATCATCATTTTCCAAATCATCTTCTTCTTGTACTACTCTAATACCTCCGTCAGGTAACGGTTGAACTTGCCCATCTTTAACATTGATGGTTTGTCCTTTACTTTTCATAGTACTAACTTCTCCTGAACTGTAATCAGTATAAGTTTTAGTTTCTGTCTTAGTGGTTGATTCTTTATTTTCTTTTTTAGATTCAACAAGTTTTTTATACAAAGTATTAACT